GTGGGGAAGAGTCAAGTGGTGCAACAGATGACATTGAGCATGCACCACATCCTCAAGGAAGAAATCTACGACTTCCCAATTGGGAATTTGGAGATGTCCGCATATTCCATTCAAAATGGTTCCAAGTTCCAGAATGGATATTGCGGACAATACATGTGCATCATCGACGATTTGTGCCAAGAGAGGCAGGCCACTGAGGGATCGACACAGGCCAAACTCATCCAATGGATCTCCACGATCTCCTCCAATATGGAGGGGGCAGCTGTGGATGACAAAGTCACAGACTTTTCCTCAAGCCTAATCCTCTCGACCACCAACAGCTCCTATCCTCGGAACCATGGTTGTGTGAGTGATGAGGCATTCTGGAGACGACGACACATGTTGGTGGAAATGTATTTTTCCCCAACAAAAGACCCCAGCCTGGGACGGCACGTGGGTTTCCGTTTGCTGGACCCTTTGAAACCCGGAGTGGTACTCAAAGAGTACCTTAATTTTGCCACCTTCATCAAGGATTTCAAGTCGAACTATGCAGCTCATCTCCAGTCAGAAAGGTTGCTTAGGGAACCAGAGTCTGCCCTCGAGATCTTCCAAAACATGGACCTAGATCTGGAGGAGGAAAAACGGGACGAGAACACGACTGTTCCAAAAACCACGGATGCCCCTGAGACACTGGAGGCAACTCATGTGGCTGACTTTAGTGATACTCATCGGGCTCAATGGGCGGAGTTCATTCTTGACCACCCTTTGCCTGAACTCGAAAACTACGCTGAAGACCATCCGGATCAGTTGGAGTGGGAGTTGAATCATGCCCTGAGAGTCGAGTGGCTGGCAGAGAGGGGATATCCTCCCCATCTCGCGGCCTTCCCTGAAGATGACCTTGTCCAAGGGAGTTTCTCGTGGGATGATGGACTTTCCTACACCTCTGAGGAATCGGACGACGAGTCCAATTTCGTGGAGCCAACAGATCACGATCGCAATTTGTCGGCATGGGAATCGATGGGTACCGATTCTTCCATCTCCCACACAATCCCCTTCTTCTTGAAGGATGGGAAAGAGGTTGATAACCTCAAGTTTGACGACCCAGGCACGGCGGCCTATCTGTACATCATGGGGATGGTCAATTTGGACTTTACCCTTGACATGCAAGGACATCGCTATGACCTGAACCCCTATGCCAGTATGGCTTTTGCCAAACACTTACTCCAAAAACATGGAGTGGCAGGGGGAGTCCGGAAACGATTTGAGGACCCGTTTACCTGGAGGTTGACCAACTCTCGATGGTTTATCCATCCCTTGTACACTCCGGTGTTTTCCTACCCCAATGGAAAACGGGATGTTGACTGCCCCGCGGGTGATTTGTGGACTCTCACTCCTTGTTCTGGAGATCTGCAGAGTGCTGCAGCGATGTACATCAGGTGGACAGCCTTTAAGTTGTTCTGCAAGAAATATGCAAAATCCCTTTTGTTGGCCTCCGTGATCGTGCCTGCCGCCATCCTTATGTGGCAGAGATGGACAGCAGTCCGGCCCCAGTACCATGCCACAGGTATTGCCTCCCCCCCTGGGAGCATCCCACTGGTTCCATGTGAGGCGACGATCTCACGGAGGGCATGGACTTGTCGACTGAAAGGAGAGAAGGGAGTCGGTTCGGCCACATTTGTGGGTGGACGATTCTTCGTGACCGCTTACCATGTGGGTGCCACTTTTGGAAAAGAGTTCCAAATTTTCATGAATGGGAAAGAATACACCGAAGTTTTCAACCCAAACAACTGGCACCGCCTGGAATCATCCTGTGACTTGGGTGTCTACCAGTGTACGAATCAAGCCATCCCAGAAAGCCCCTACATCCTCAAGAGATCGGTTGAGAGCAATCGGAAAACCGCCACGATTGATGTGATCCTCGCCAACTCCCAAAAAGAGGACATCAACTGCAAGGCTGTCTTTTGCACCACTACGGTCAATGTGAGGCACCCAGCGTGCGAGGACTACGCCATGGATCGTTCTTACAGGTACCATGGAAAATGTGGACCTGGAGATTCTGGTTCTCCAGCCATCATCCGATCCACTCAATGGCTACTGGGCTTGGTTGTTGCCTCTGGATCAGGAGGAACCTTTATTGAAACTCTGCCTCTGGATGAGCTCAGGGCCATCATGAAGGCCTCCAGTGATCCGACTGTCATGGCCGATTTCACCTCCCACTTTCCCCTTGTTGGGAAATCCACAACTCCTGTCCATCAGATGAAGACGACGAAATTTGTCCCCTCGGTCATGGCAGCCTTCCTGACCATGGTGTGTTTCTTTGCCCCAGCGGCCCTCACTAATAGGGATCCAAGGTTGGTCGAACCTCATGATGACTTGCTGGTCGAGTCCATGAAGGGGTATGATCACCCATTTGCGACCTTGGACCCTGACTTGGTGGAGGAGATCCTGGATGAGATCCAAGTTCAAGATGATGAGCGAAAGCCAGTTGACGTGGAGCGTCGGGTCCTGACCTTTTCGGAGGCTCTCAATGGCGTCGGAAGTCTCAAAAGCTTCGAGCTGTCTACAGCTCCTGGATTGCCATGGAGGAACTACCCAGAGGCTAAAATTCCAGGAAAAAGAGGATTTGTTCACGGGGAAACACCCAATCGAGAGAGCCCTATATGGGAAGAAGCTCTAAGGACCTACAACTATGAAGATCCAATCCTGGGGTATGCCTGCCTGAAGGATGAGCTGAGAACTCGGGAGAAGGTGGCCTCTGGAACCTCAAGGAGTTTCATTGTTCTGCCCGCCCACTACAACTTGCTCCTTCGACAGATGTTCGGTTCTTTCATCACGGCACAACATCTGAGGGCCGGAAAGGAATCCTCCTGTGTTGGAATCAACCCCTATGAGTGTTGGGCCGATCTTCATGCCCGCCTAATCGAGAAGGGAACTTCATGGGAAGACTTCGACTACACGGAATGGGACCGGACTTTGAGTCCAGATTGGTTTGTGGCCTACGCCAAGAGAGTCAACAATTGGTACGATGATGGACCCGAGAACGCCATGAAAAGGATCTCCCTAATGAAGCAACTCGCATTTGCCCATGTGCAGATTGGTGGAGATGTATACGCCACCCAAGGGGGAAACAAAAGTGGGTGCTCGATCACGGCTGAGGTGAATACTGACATCCATCAAATGATCATGGGGTATGCTTGGAAGGTGTTGGCCCGACAGCACGCCCCCCATCTCGGGAGTCTTCACCACATGCACCATCTAAACGCCTTCTTGTTTTATGGAGATGATTAGGTGAAATCTACCCATCCATCCATCACCTGGTTCAATGGGAACACCATCCAACCCGTGGTGGCATCTTTGGGGATGAAAATCACCCCGGGGAACAAGACCGATACGGAGTTCATCCTAAGGGAGCCCCACGAGGTGACCTTCCTCAAAAGATCCTCTGGCACAGCAGTGAGTGCTGGACGTATGATGTGTCCTCTGGATAGGATCCATCAATAAGATGCTTTTCTTCGTCAAAAGGTGTGACGACATGGATGAGGCAACAGAGGTGAACATGAACACGGCCTTGAAGGAGATGATGTTCTGGGGTAGAGAAGCTTATGAGGGGCTTCGACATCATCTCAGGGAAATCATTTCAAAACATGATCTTCCTCTCAAATTAGATTCCCGAACATGGGAGAATCTTATGGTCGAGTGGAGAGAGG